TCAACGTGATCTTGCTAAACTTAAAATGGCAAAGGAACAATCTTGGACGCCTGAAGGTGCGTTGATGGGAGGTAATCCTGCTGAAATTCAAGATCAAATAAATCTCTTGGAAAAATTGCATGAAGTGAATATTCAGATAATAGATGCAAACGCTAAAAATAGAGCTGGTGGTGGTCAGCCGAAAACCTATACTTCACAATTCAATCGTGAAAATCGTGAAATTGACGAGGTAATACAAAAAAGTAAGGAAGCTTGGACCCAATATTGGATCGATGTTATGGATGCATCAGGACAATATTATGATGCAGAAGTATTGAAAATTAATAAATGGTACGAAGATCAAGTTTTCAGTTCGACTATGGCAAGTAGAAAAATAAGGGAGAATATTGCAGAACTTGAAGAAAAAATAACTCGTGGCGAAGCTTCAAAAGCTGGTAATGTTCCTGAAACACAAAATGAAATAAATCAATTAAAAGCTAAACTTCCTCTTCTTGAGAAAAATGAAGAAATTATTTTACAGGCTATAGAGGCTGAAAAACAGCTAAAATTGATTCGGGCTGAATATTTCAAGCTGAATACCCCTGAATTATATGCTCAAGAGCAGAAGGCCATTTCTGAGCTTGTAGGGACTATTCAAGAGCAGGTCTATTGGGAAAATATACTTCGTGATATCCAAGCTGAAAAATCAAAACAGGATAAACCAGAAGTGGTCCAACAGGCAATAGACCTCAGAAACCAGCTTGAAAAGCAGAGAGATTTAAATCTTAAAGGTAATGATATGTTAGCTGGCTTTAACCAAGCTTGGGCCGATGCTAGTAGGAATATGCAAACAAATGGCCAATTAGGAGTTGCTGTTTTTGAAAATATGACTGATGCTATTGGTGATGCTGCAAGTTCACTTGCTGAATTTTGTGTTACTGGAGAAGCTGATTTTGGTAGTTTTGCACAATCGATGATTAAAGATCTTCTTGCTATTCAGCTTCAACTTTATATGACGAGAGCACTTTTAGGGACAAGTTCTGCTGGTGGGGGTGGCTTACTTGGTGGATTTCTCAATCTTCTTGGAATTACAACAGGTACTTCTTCTACAGCAATGTCTGGTATAGCAAGTGCAGTAGGATCTAATTCTTTATTTACTGGATGGCATCATCTAGGAGGTTCTGCTGGAAATGCAAACATAAGTAAAATGATTCCATCTTCATATTTTCTTGAAGCTCCAAGGCTACATAAAGGTTTACTTGCTGCTGATGAATATCCAGCAATACTTCAAAAAGGGGAGTCTGTTCTGACTAAAGGTACTACAATCGGGAATAGTAACAATATAACAATCAATGTTACTCAGAATGGTGGAAATGGAACTGTAGGAGAAGCACATCAATTAGCAGAAATAATTTCAAAAGCTGTTGATGCAAGAATAACAGAAAACATCAATACTCAAATGAGAAATGGTGGAATTCTAAATAGAGGCGTTAGATAATGGCAGATGATTTTTCTATAGAGCCTAGCTATGTTATTCAGATGGATGAAGAAGCACAAGTCCTACAAGCTGATTTTGGCGATGGTTATTCTCAACGTGCTGCTCCAGGTTTGAATAGCATAAAGACTGTTTGGCAATTAGTTTGGAAAGGAATCAGTGTTACAAATGCAGACACATTAATTTCTTTGTTTAGGGGTCGAAAAGGAGTTGCTCATATTCACTGGACACCAAAAAGAGCAGCTACGACTGCAAGTAAAGTTGTTGGGACCGATACCAATACTTATACTTGCATCCTAACTCATATTTCGGCTACAAATAACAAACCAATCACAGGTTCTGCATATGCGACTTACTGGAGTAACACAGGTTCTGGAGGTTCTACTTGGGCTTCGGATCTTGAATATTATTCCGCTTCCAATGAAATGAAATGGATTTGTAAAAAATGGTCACGAACTTTTGAGTCTAATGATTTTGATACAGTTACAGCTAATTTTGAACGAGTCTTTGATTTGAGTTAAGAGGTAAATATGTCTGATCATCCGTTTTCAGTTGATGTTTATCAACCTAATCTTGGAGAGGAAGTAGAATTATTTATTGTTGATTGCTCCGGTATCACGGGTTCTGGAAGTGATGTTTTTTATTTGTGCTCATCTGCTGATTTTTCTGCTCCTGTTAAATGGAAAAATTTAGCTGGTGATGCATTGGTTGAATATACTCCTGTACCAATTAAAGCAGAAGGATTTGAAGCAAAATCGGAAGGTGTTCTACCAAGACCTAAGTTTTCAATTTCCAATGTGGAAATGACCTCTGGCGCAATGGTAGGAATTCTATTTTCTCTTGTATATAGCAATAGCGACATTCTTGGTGCTCGTTTAATTAGGTATAGAACCCTTGGTAAATATCTTGGTGACTTATCATATGCTGACGCTCACTATCCAGAAGATATTTATTTATTCAATCAGAAACTCAATCATAATTATCAATATATTGAATGGGAATTAGCTCCAGATTTTGATGTTCAGGGAATGAAACTTCCTCGTCGCCTAATTCTTCGTGATGTTTGCCAATTAAGATATCGTACATATTCTGGTTCTGGATATACTTTTACTTATGATGCGACTGAAAACAAATGTCCCATGGATACTCAAAGAATTTTGTTAAATGCGACTGGCGATTTTTCTTCTGCTACTAATTGGACTTGTGGAACTGGATGGTCAATAGCTGGATCAAAAGCAACTAAAACTCCTGGGACTGCTAGTTACCTTTATAGTGGTACTGACGTAGCAGGTGTTACCACTGTTCAAGGAACATATACAAATGCTAGTGATGTTTATACATTATGGGTAGATGTTACTAGGAGTGCGGGTACGCTTACTGCTGAATTAATAGAAAATGGGGAAAGTGGAGGGACAGTTTCTATTAGTACAACGGCAGTTCATCAAATAAGTCTTACTGCTCCTGCTAATTACGATAATGCCCATTTAGCATTTTATGCGGACGCTTCATTTAGTGGCTCGATTAATTTGATTGTAATGGAATACTTTCTTGATGGAACAGATCAACATTCAGGATTAGTCGATGTATGTAGTCATACTCTATATGCTTGTCGTCTTAGATGGCCTAATCAATCAAGACCATATTCAGGTTTTCCTAGTGTTGGAAGAGTAAGGGTATAATGTTCAATAAAAATATCGTAGAAGATATAAAAAAACACGCAGAAAAGATATATCCAGAAGAGAGTTGTGGTTTAGTTGTAAATAATGAATATGTTTCTACTAAAAATATTCATGAAGATCCAAAGAATCATTTTAGAATAGACATTAAGGAATATTCTCAATTTTTACAGAATTCGAGCCTTCAAGCTATTGTTCATAGTCACACTAATGGCCGAGACTTTCCATCAAAAAACGATATGATCGGTCAGATGAGAATGGCTATTCCATGGGGGATAGTTCTTGCTACAATTCATGGTATTCACGACCCATTTTGGTTTGGAGATCAGGTTCCAGTTCCAAATCTTTTAGGAAGAGAATTCAGACATGGAGTAACAGACTGTTATGCTTTGGTTCGTGATTGGTATAAAGAGAATAAAAATATAATTCTTCCTAATTTAGCTCGTGATTGGGAATGGTGGAATACTAAAGAAAATATTTTAATAAATCACTTTAAAGAATTTGGATTTGTCGAAATATCAAAATCGGAATTGGAATGGGGTGATTGTGTAATGGGTAAAATTGGATCTAATGTAACAAATCATTGTGGAGTCTATCTAGGAAACAATGAATTGCTACACCATTTGCCAAAACGCCTTAGTAGAAGAGATATGTTAAGTCCTTGGACTAGAATTATTACTCATTATTGTAGGTACTCAAAATGAGAGATATTTATTTATATGGTCATTTAGCTGAAAAGTTTGGAAGTCATTTTCGTTATGATGTTAGAAGTGTACAAGAAGCGATGTGGGCTATAGACGTCAATAACAATGGCGAATTCTTTAAAGAAATTCGTCGTGATGGATGGTATCAAGTTGTTCGTGGTCCAACTTTAGAAGACGATCAACTTGAAGAAAAGCAACTTACTATGTTATTTAAGGAAGGTGCTTTTCATATCTGCCCAATTGCAGAAGGATCTGGAGGTAATGTAGGAGGTATTATTGTCGGAATTGCCGGTCTAGCTTTAATGGCAACTGGTGTCGGTGGAATTGTAGGTGGTATGATGAGTGGAATGGCTTTTGGTACTGCGGCAGGTGCTACGGCTATAACTGCTCTTGGAATGAGCTACGGAGCTATGACTTTATTGGGTGCGACATTAATGTTCTCTGGTGTTTCACAACTTTTATCACCTTCAACGGCTACTGACTATGACAATAGAGACGAATCCGACGATAGAAAATCAAGTCTTTTTAATGGACCTGTAAATACAATTGAACAAGGAACTTGCATCCCTGTCGTATTTGGAAAACATTGGATAGGTTCTACCGTAGCAAGTGCATCTCTAACTGTTGAAGAAGATTATTCTGCATCATAAAGGTTATTTAATGAATAAAGAATGTGAAATTCAAGTAGTTGAAGGAAGTGGTGGTGGTGGGAAGGGACAACAATCATCAACTCACACTCCAGCTTCCTATAAACAAAGTTTGAGATGTAAATCAACTGCTGAAATTATAGAAATTCTTTGTGAAGGTCCAATTGCAGGCCCAGTTGCGTATGTTGATTCTGCTGATTGGACAAATGCCCCAAAATCTGTTGCTTTTGATGAAACTCCTGTCATCTCTTCTTTAGGGGCTGAAAATTTTCAAGGTTGTACTTTTAATTGGAATCTAGGAACTGGAACACAGACAGCAATTAATTTAAACGGTACTGAAACTGAAACATCTGTCAATGAACTTCTTGAATATGGAGTACCAAAATCTCAAACAACTACTATTTCTGATGTTAAAAAATTACGTGTAACTGTTTATTTTCCAGCCTTATATCAAATAGATGCCTCAACTGGTGATTATCTGGATGGCGACGTTTGGTATACCATTACAATAACAGGTAGCGGATCTCCACAAATCTATTATTACCATATTTCTGGTCAAACACTTGGAACGTATCAAAGACAGCATACCTTTGTTGATCTACCTGACAATTATGGTACTGGGCCATACACTGTTACTGTTGAAAGAACAATACCGGATCGCGTTCAAACATATTATCATGATTTATTTTATTTTTATTCTATAACTGAGATTGTTCCAGATTTGTTTAGTTGGCCTTATGTTGCTCACGTAAGATGTACAGTTGACGCAAAACAGTTTGGCAATTCAATTCCTAATCGAGCCTATCAGATTTATGGATATAATGCGGTTCCTGTTCCTAGTAATTATGATCCAACTTCATCATCTGAGGATAGAACAACTGGAGATTGGGATGGTACATGGCATTATGAATGGAGTGATAACCCAGCTTGGTGCTGGCTTGCCATGCTTACCAATGAACGCTTTGGAATGGGAAGAGATATTGACGATATTGGCGTTCTAAAATGGCAATTATATAAAATAGCTAAATATTGCGATGAATTTGTAACTGTCGATGAGGGTCTTCCAACAGAGACAACTGAAAGACGATGGACTTTTAATCATATTATTCAAACCAGAGATGAGGCGTATAACGTAATAAATAAATTAGCTGGAGCTTTTGTGGCGATGCCTGTTTGGGCAAGTCATGAAGTTCTAATTATGCAGGATGCTCCTTATAATTCAGCAGATCCAACTGATATCAATGCTACTCATATTGCAAATTCTTCAAATGTTGAAAACGGAATGTTTAATTATTCCGGTTCTGCATTAAATGTAAGACATACAGTAGCTAGAGTTACTTGGCACGATCCCAATGATTATGACCGTCCTGCAATTGCATTATATGAAGATGCAACTGGAATTGCAAAATATGGATGGAAACCAATAGATGTTGAAGCTGTTGGTTGTAATAGTTTTACTCAGGCGATTAGGTATGGCCGATGGATAATTGAATCTGAAATGAATGAAGGTGATACAGTCACTTTCGTTGGAGATGCTTCGTTTGGAGATTGTCAACCTGGAAATAGAATTGCAGTTCAAGACCCTCATTATGCAGCTATTCGTTATGGTGGAAGAATTGCCTCTGTTTCCCAAAATGGAGATGGGTTACATACCGACATAACTGTTGATGACGATGTTACTTTAATAAGTGGAACTTCATATAACATAACATACGTACTTCCTATAGATTCTACCGAATTACCGGAATTTCCATTACAGCCTGCTTCTGAATCACAGCAAAGATCACTTAAATTAGTAACAAAAGCAATTGATTTTACTGGAACTCAAACAACAAGAGTCATTCAAATTGCAAAAGAGACTGATCTTCCAGCAACAATGAGTTATTGGATGATCTCAACTGCAAGTTTAGCTCCAAGATATTTTACTTGTCTTGCAAATATTCCACAAAAAGGAATGCAACATAGAATCACAGCCCTTTATCATGATTATACTAAATATGCAAGAATTTATGACAATGTAAATATTCCTGCTACTCCAACAAGTTTAGTACCAACAGGAATAATTGCTGCTCCAACCAATCTGTCAGTTTCTGAATATTCTTATGAATCAGGAAATAATTGGAGACCAGGAGCACATGTTTCATGGACACATACTGCTGATCCTCGTATTTTCAATTATCTGATAGAGTATGCCAAATCAGAATCAGAGGTATTAGATCATACCGGAGTTGATACTTATACTTGTATTTTATCTCATACGGCAGCAGCAGCTAATCGGCCTACAAGTGGCGCTAATTGGGCTACCTATTGGAAATTGTCTGGATCTAATGGCTCTACTTGGGTTTCTGGAAAACAATATAGCAATGCTATTTATTGGAAAGAAGGCGGAGAGACTACTGAATCGTATTTCAATATCTACCCGATAAAAGCTGGAACTTATTATTTTCGTGTTCGTGGTCAAGGAGCTACTATTGGAGCTTGGTCTACCTCAAGTGTTGTTGAAATTGTTGGTAAAACTCAAGATCCAGCTAACGTAAGCGATGTTTATGTTGCGGGAACAAGTGGATCTCCATCAAGAACATATACAAGTAGGGATTTACATATTGAATGGCCGACAGTTGTTGGCGAAAATTGCATGCCCAAAAGTCGTTTTTGGAGATATAAAGTTGTTATAAAAACGACAGGGGATGTTGTTAAATGGACCAAATATACGACTCA